TCGTTAAGCGCGGATCAGCAAATCAGATGGCTAAATACATGGTCAGCGAAAACGAAATTCGCCGACCTGATACACCGCTTGGCCGGGCTAAAAAAATGTCAGACGCGCTCGACCGCGGACTCGATGAGGACGACATTGCGGTGTTGTTTGGCTGCAGCGTTCAAACCGTTCGTGCAACGCTCTCCCTTCTCGATGCCACCCAGGCCGTCCGGGAAGCAGTGGAGTCGGGCACAGTTACCGTTACCCAAGCCCGCCAGCTTGGCACACTTCCCCCGGAAGAGCAGCGGGAAAAAGTGAAAGAGATTGAATCTGCGACCGCTGGGACTACCGGTCATGAAAAAGCCCGGCGTCAGCGTCAGATCCTCGGTGAGGCAAAGCCGCGCCTGAAAACCCGCAAAGAAATTACTAAAGCCCTGGAATCTGCCGAGGGTGAGTATGCGAGCGCACTCCGTTGGGTGCTTGGGGAGGCCGTATGACAATCGTAAAAACCCATACCGGCACCGTGATCACCAAAGACGGTCCGAAGGTAAAAAAACTGCACCAGACAGAGCGGATGTGGGTCGTCGGCAAAAACGAGTTTTACCACAAAGAAACAGGGCGCCGTCACTTTGCAGAAAATACGCGCCGCCGGCTGCTGCTCGACACCATCAAGCCTATCGAGGTGAAGCATGTTTAAAAAGAACGAAAAGGCTATTTCACAGATTGCGGAATATATCCCGCGCGCCTGCCGGGGTATGCAGCTGCATGAAGCGAAAGCGCGTCTGGAGAAAAAAATCGCGCTCTATACCGATGACGGCTGTGATGTTGCCGTTCTTAATGCGGCCTTTGCGCCAGCTCTTAACAGTCATACGCGGGAGTCTTTTTTTTCGAGCATCGCAGCGCAGCTGCATGAGGGGGCCAAATGACCGAGCAAACCATCCTCGACATGTGCTGTGGCTCCCGCATGTTCTGGTTCAACAAACGAGATACTCGCGCGGTATTCGCTGACATTCGAGCCGAAGAGCACAAGCTGTGCGACGGCCGCCGTCTGGTTATCAGTCCTGACCTCGTTGCTGACTTCCGTGCGCTGCCGTTCGCTGATGCCTCATTTCCGGTTGTTGTGTTTGACCCGCCACATCTTGAGCGCGTCGGCCAGACCGCGTGGATGGGCAAAAAGTACGGGCGCCTGAACAAAAAAACATGGCGTGCCGACATTCGCGCAGGATTCAAAGAGGCGTTTCGCGTACTGCGGCCACATGGTGTGCTCATATTCAAATGGAATGAAACCCAAATCCCCGTTAGCCAAATTATAGCTTTAACAGACGAGAAACCGGCGATCGGCCAGCGCACCGGAAAGAACGATAAAACCCACAGGATCATCTTCGTGAAGGGAACTGCGGTATGAAAATTAAATGCATCAAAGACACAGAGGGATACTGGACTGAAGGTGAAATGTATCCGGCCCGTGTAGTTGCTGGCGGTTTTGTTCAAGTTGGCGACGATTACGATCGCATTGGCGAGGGCTGGAGCGCTATGCCTATCGAATACCGGGATGACGGCTCGATCGTTTATGAATTGGGGGGTATTGAAGATGACGTTCAGTTTGAGGAACGTGCAGCATGCGCAAATCATTAACCGCACGCTGTACGTGGATGGGAAGTTGAGTTTAAACCGTATTGCGACTCGAAGGTTAGACCGAAGTAGTGCAAAACCCCACGCACCGACCAGCAGCGCGCGGCATGAAGGACTTTGCCGCGCTAGGCTTCTACGTGGTGGCGCTGCATAGCAAAGCGGTGGGGGAAATTATTCCCCCACAATGAAATTAAGGCTTTTTGGGAGGTGGTGCCGGTTGAGAAGTTTGCTTAGCAGGCTGAAAACCATTATTAGCCAAATCATTTTTAGGTTGATAACCCTTTTCTAGGGGCTTGTAACCATCTTCCTTATAAGTTTTTTTAGTTTCTGACATATACAAAATCCTCTATTTCTATGGGTAGGTAGTTTGCTGCTGTTCAAAGCGGAAAAACTCTAAGTGCTCGATATCCTTACTTAAAATCAGTATTCCTAAAGTGGAAGTGCGCTGACGTTCAAAACCACCGTCGCTGTTTAATTCCCAATGTTCCTCAAGATAGATCTGTTCAGGTTCTGGAGCGCTGGACGCAAACGAGTTAGCTCCATACTTACCCGCTATTTTCTTCCCATCTTTTAGCGTGATAATCATCCAGCATGGAACTTTCAGACCAAAAAAATAATCCCATGCCCTACCTGTGGGGTGAGGCATGTATTTACATAGCCAATCCCATTCGCGCATCCTCGAAAACAAAAAAGCCAACAGTGTCGGGCTAGCAAATAATATGAACAAGTAAAATAAAAAGTAAGCGAAAGGATGCGCTGCATAAACCTTGTTAGATTCTATAAAATACACAGGGATAAACCAGATTGCATAATTAATACAGCTATACGAGACAATTTCAATAATTGCTTTAGATGTATCAAAAAAAGCATTGGGTCTAAGTACGCTATACATCTTCATACTTATGAAGCCAGGTATAACGAATAGTAAAAATATTACAATTTTGCTCTTATCCCAGATATCCATTTTGTTTTCCAAGGCGTAGAGGTCACATAGGTCACCCCTCATATGATATCCTTTAAACCTACAAGTTACCAATCCCTTCTCATGAACCACGAAATGGATATCGCGCGTTTCGACATATGGGTGGACATAGCATGGGTAAAACCGTGGCGACGCTGATCTCGTTGGAAGGTATCTTTTTGGGCAGAGCAGAGACACAGTCAGCGAAAGTACTTGCTTCGCTGTTACGGCTAGGACATTGCAGGATGAGGCCTTGTCATAGGGTGACCTGCGCAATATCGAAGTGTAGCTATTGAAAACGCGCACTGCGGCAACGCTGTCTCACCTCCTTTTGCTGAGGCGCTGGTGAGGGCTAATTTACCGGAGATGTGCCTGAAAAAAGACATTGCAGCATGATAAAACCCGCTTCGGCGGGTTTTTTAATATGGAAAAACATCAATCTAAACATAAGCATGGTGTTAGCAAAAAGTGCTGCAGAGGGGTTGAACATTTCATGCAACCGGTATACTGTTTATTTATACAGTATCCATGTGAGGTGCTAACCATGAAAGTTGAAGTCACAATTGATAAACATAAAAAACTCCCTGATGGCGCCATACCTGCGCTTGAGCAAGAATTGCTGCGCCGCTTGTCCCAGTCTTATGATGACTGCAAATTAACCATTCGACGCACAAGCAACGATGGCCTTAGCGTTTTGGGCGGCGCTGATGGCGATAAAAAACGCGTTGAGCAAATTCTGCAAGAGACGTGGGAAAGCGCGGACGACTGGTTTTACTGATTCACCTTTTGGTGGCTGGCATTTCCCAAAGCATCGCAATAAGCGTGTCCCTTTGATGCTGTCACCGGACTTTTTTTTTGCGTCTGTATGTCGCTCAGGGGGTAGTGTGAGTGATGGTATTGAGGTTCCTACTAATCATTCCTGGTACGATGTTGTCAGGAGATCAGATGGCGCCATTATTTGTAGCTTCCCGGCCGAAGGAAGGCATCTGATTTACAGGGTTAATGGCATAATTTCAATGCGACCTTTATTGCCTGAAGAAGACATTTTTACTCTAAACGGATTTATGAAATTTGCGGAACGACTTGGCTACCGAGTTCTCCCACCTTCTGATAATATGAAATCAACGGCCTGAACAACCGTTACCTACTGCGCCACGGAGAGAAGCCATGGCGCAATTGCACTTAATAAAACAATCTCAAGGTATCCTGATCCCCGCGACGCCGGAGACCAGTGATTTTCTGCAATCAAAATGCAAGCTCGGATCCGTTCTGGAAGCCGATTATAAGCTTGTCCGCAATCCGGCGTTTCACCGCCGTTACTTTGCTTTACTCAATCTCGGCTTTGAATATTGGGAACCTACCGGCGGGGCGATTTCGTCTAACGAGCGCAGGCTTATCACAGGTTACGCCAAATACCTTGCTGCATATGGCGGGAGTGAATCGGCGTTGCTTGATGCCGCCGGGCAATATCTCGACCGGATAGCTGAGAAGCGATCCGGCTATATCAGTATTTGCAAATCCTTCGATGCTTACCGGGCGTGGGTCATCGTTGAAGCCGGCCACTATGACGCCATACAGCTGCCGGACGGCACGCTGAAAAAACACCCTCGCAGCATTTCTTTCGCAAGCATGGACGAATGCGAGTTCCAGGAACTGTACAAAGCATCGCTGGATGTTCTCTGGCGGTGGATCCTCTCTCGTTCATTCAACAGCCTGCAGGAAGCCGAGAACGCCGCAAACCAGCTTTTAAGCTTCGCGGGGTGATGCCGATGAAACACTCATGGTTTCACCATCTCGAATGCACAACGCAGCAGGCCGACGAATTGGTAGCGAGATATCGTCAGCGGGGCGTAAAGGTCGAACGAAGCTTAAACCCTGACTTTATGACATGGACCGTCAGCGCGCAGCTGGTGGAGGACAAAAAACCGCCGCGGCCAGACTCTCGCTGGCGCAACAGGATGTGGGGGTGAGTATGGCGAACCTTCGCAAAGCGGCCCGAGGTCGCGAATGTACAGTGCGGATCCCTGGTTACTGCAACGGCAACCCGGAAACCAGCGTGTTGGCGCATTACCGCCTGGCGGGTACGTGCGGCACAGGGTGCAAGCCTGACGATACTCAGGCGGCTATCGCCTGCAACGGGTGCCATGACGTAATTGACGGCAGAACCAAAACCACCGATTTCACATACGACGAATTGCGCCTGATGCACGCAGAGGGGGTAATGCGCACCCTGGAAATCTGGCGGAAAGAGGGACTCATCAAATCATGAAAATCTACGATATCACGCCCATCGGCAAACCCAGGATGACCAGAGCTGATAAATGGAAGCAGCGTCCGGAAGTAATACGTTACCGGGCGTTCTGTGATGAAGCTCGTCTGCGCAAAATTCACCTGCCAGATTCCGGCGCTCACGTCACGTTCGTCATGCCTATGCCGCAAAGCTGGAGTCATAAAAAGAGAGCGCAATACGCAGGACGTCCACATCAGTCAAAGCCCGACTGCGACAATATGCTGAAAGCCCTAATGGACGCCCTCTATGAGGATGATTCACACGTATGGGATTGCCGCATCACCAAAATATGGGGCGAGAAAGGGCAGATCATCATTGGGGAATCTCTATGACCCTCGATCACTTCATGCAGTACCAAACTGAGAGCGTTAAGCGCGCCAGTATGCCGCCAGTAGCAAAGCACAACCTGAACCAGACCAAACCAAAACAGCCAAAGAGGGCCGCAGCGTGAATCTTGAAAACACAGTGAAATACCACTTCGCAAAATCCACGCTGATTAGCGATTCTCCGCGTGCTACCGCCTCAGATTCACTGACCGGCACCGACATCATGGCAGCAATGGGCATGACCCAGGAACGTGCCGCTATGGGGTATAGCGCTTTCCTGGGCAAGATGGGCATAAGCAACAATGACCGGGATCGGGCTATCGGACTATTGGCTGAGTACGCGCTGACAAAATGCGATAAGGTTGCTGCGTTGCGAAAGCTCTCGCCAAGCGTAAAACCCCGGGTTATACGGATCCTCGCAGAGTACGCCTTTGAGGATTACTCCCGCAGTGCTTCCAGTAAAAAAACATGCGACTGCTGCAATGGGTCTGGATTCATCGACGCAGTGGCGTTCACCAACAAAGTAACGTATCCGGACGGCAAACCGCCGAAGTGGGTCAAAGTTACAAAGGGGATCTATCCATCATACTGGGAGGAGGTGAAGTCGGTCCGGGAGCAGGTCCGGGTGCTTTGCCAAAAGTGCAAGGGAAAAGGGACTGTTAGCGCCGCCTGTAACGACTGCCACGGTCGGGGGAAGGTAGTGAACCAGGATGAGACGGAGAAGCAGGGAGTGCCTGTGATGGGTAACTGTAAACGCTGTGGCGGTCGCGGGTATGAGCGAATCCTCTCCACTGCTGTGCATAGGGCCATTTGCCAGATAACGGACGCCATCACTTTGGATACTTGGAAGAAATCGGTTAAACCGTTCTTCGATGTATTGATCACTAAATTCGATATAGAGGAGGCGTGGGCAGAGGCGCAACTCAAACAAATAACGCGGTGAGATATTTACTTTTCCCGAATTCGTGTTAATTTGTTCTAACGATGGGCATTGTATGTTCACCGTTGAAAAAAAATTTAAAGCCTCGGCAAATGCCGGGGCTTTTTCGTATCTGCAATCCGGTCAGGGCTCTTGGGTTGAGATGTGCTGCACGACACATTAACGCCCATGCGCGAGAGCCCTGAACCAGATTGAAGTTACTCAGCAATAAGAAAACTGCATGTCATCATTTGCTTACATCTTATTGACCATAAAATTAACATCTTGTTAATCTATTCGTGTGGTGAATCCCCCTGTGCGGTGGGGCGACCAGTCACTTACAGTGATCTGTAAATGCAGCGCGGGCCATGCCGACTGGGGCATGCTCACCGGGAGGCACCCGGCACCATGCAATGCTACTAAGCTATTTGGTAGTGGGGTTGCCGTTTCGGCTTCCCCTGCTATGTTTAAAAGGCAGTAACGGAAAAATGAGCGCTCTCCTGGTAAATCGGTAGCTCGGACTATTAGGTGCGCCCTTGCCGTTGCTCCTTGAATTGCTAACTTCAGCCCGCCTCTCTCAGCGGGCTTTTTTTCGCCATGAATAAGGCTCCTCGGCAAGCTGAGGAACAAATCATTTGAGGCTGCGCTTATGCGCGGCCTTTTCTTTTTCCCCTCAATTCTGAGAGGACTCACAGCAATAAGAGGGGGCTAAATGTCCGATCCTGTTTCTGGCACAACGGTAGCTGCTGGCGGGCTGATGGGGGCCAGTATGTTCGGCCTTGCAACTGGCATTGATTATGGCGTGGTATTTGGTGCGTTCGCTGGGGCAGTGTTCTATGTCGCTACGGCAGTAAATATCAGCCGCCTAAAGCTGGTGGGCTACTTCATAACTTCATTCATCTTCGGTGTGATTGGTGCTCCTCTGCTGGGGTCTTACTTCTCAAAGTGGACGGGGTACAGTGACAGGCCGCTTGATGCACTCGGTGCTGTAATCGTTGCAGCCATAGCCATTAAATTGCTGACGTTCGTTAACAGTCAGGATCTGGGTAGCCTGTTTGGGATTCTCTCTCGCTTACGTGGAGGAGGGACAAGCAATGGTAACAAGTGATCCGAGCGCAATCGTCAATGCGGTGATATGCGCTGTAATTGTTGGGGCGTTGATGTTCTATCGGCGCGACGGGTCAAGACACCGCCCCATGATATCGCTGATGGCTTACTTCACTGTGCTGGTTTATGCCAGCATCCCTTTCCGTTTCCTGTTTGGCTTGTACGAGTCATCCCACTGGCTGGTGGTACTGGCAAACATTCTTATCTGCGGCGCAGTTCTCTGGTTCAGGGGGAATATAGCGCGTCTGGTTGATGCACTGAGGCACTAATGAATCAATCACAATTTCAAAAGGCGGCTGGCATCAGCGCCGGGTTAGCTGTGCGCTGGTTTCCGCATATTGCAGCCGCGATGAAAGAGTTTGGCATCACTGCTCCACTCGATCAGGCAATGTTCATTGCCCAGATGGGACATGAGTCCGGAGGCTTTACCCGGCTGGTGGAAAATCTGAACTATGCAGCAGATAGCCTTGTGCCTACGTTCGGTAAACACCGTATCACCGCCCAGCAGGCCGCCGCACTCGGCAGAACGGCAACGCAGCCAGCTAATCAGCGAGCAATCGCGAATCTGGTGTATGGGGGCGAGTGGGGAAAAAAGAATCTCGGTAATCAGGTTGCCGGTGATGGCTGGAAATATCGCGGTCGCGGTCTGAAACAAGTCACGGGCCTGAGCAACTATCGCAGCTGCGGACTGGCGCTGAAGCTTGAACTTGTCACCCAGCCTGAGCTGCTGGAGCGAGATGATTACGCAGCGCGTTCAGCCGCATGGTTTTATGTTTCCCACGGTTGCCTGCTTCATTCCGGCGACGTGGAGCGTGTAACGCTGCTTATTAACGGTGGTCGAAACGGTCTGGATAAACGCCGAGCGCTGTTTAACCTGGCTAAATCTGTACTGGTATGAGGTCACTATGGGCATTGAAATGATTATTGGTTTGGCAACTGCTTTGCTGGCGGTTATCGCTGGCGCGTTCGGTATTGGCCACGCTCGCGGGACCTGTAAAGCTGAATCAAAGGCCGAGCAGCAGCGCAGCGAAGAGAACGCCGCTGCTACAGTCGCCGCGGCAGAACGCCGGGCTGATGCAACGAAAGGGGCCAGCGATGTTGAAGAGAGCGTTAAGCGTATGCCTGATGACGATGTTGATCGCGAGCTGCGCGAAAACTTTACCCGCCCCGGTGGTGGTTGATACCGCCTGCAACTGGGTGCGGATCATCTACCTGACTGACCACGATATAGACGTGATGGATAAACAGACGAAGCGCGACATTCTGGCGCACAACAAATCCGTGCAGGCCAACTGCCCGCAATCAACAGACAGGGTTACACGATGACCAAGACAAAGAATATTGAATTTCGGCTGAGCAAACTTGAGAAAGGGCCAGACAAGAAGGTTCTGGCCATCATGGAGATAAGGTCGAGAGCTATTGCAGGTAGCTTGCTGAAGCAGATTTCCTGCCAGGCGTTGAAAGATCGATAATGTCATTGAAGATTGCCTTGTAGGCTTTATTTAACTTCTCAACTGTTTTCGGGGTGATATCACTCATAGGCGGCGCGTCGATACCATCTATTAATTCTATTTCAGCAAATTTTTTCAAAACCTGAAGGACACTCTCTTTTTGTTCTTCAGGCATCGTTTGCACAATAAAAGCAACAACGTTTCTCAGCGCCAGGAGTTGAGCATGAGTTACATAGTAATGATCGATCATATTTTCATTCCTGTTCTGTTGAACTCGGCGATTTAACAGTATAGCGGAGAAATGTTGCCCGCTACTCTGTGGCAACTTTCAATCGTGATGACTGGCAATAGCGGGACTTTTTATGCCCGGAACGGAGTATCTATGAAAGAACGAAAACTCGTAATTGAAATTGATGACAACGCCATTGATTCAGTAATCGAAAAGGTTCGCCTGCTCAAAGAAGAACTGAGAAGCCTCAGCCTGCCGATCAACATCTCTGACGCAGTGCCGGCAGCATTAAAGCCAGAAGAGGAAAGGAACACGCAGGATGCCCGAAGCGTATTCCTTAGCAACCTTGATGCCGAAATTATTCAGGCTTGGTCATCATTGATAGCGCTTTTGAATACACGTCTTGACGCGACCTCCTTCGACTAGGAGCTAAGGGTGTTTAGTTCATTCACGGCCTTTGTGAATTTAACCCTCACTTTACTGACGCTATCTGATGGCATCTCGCTGAAGAGGCAAGATATAGCGATAGATAGTACCTCGGTCTCACCTTAGAGTGATTCCAGCTCCTCGACGATTTTCTGGAAAAGTTTCTGATTATCAACAGACATAAAAGCTCCTTATTTTGCTGTGTGGAAACTCAAAGATAAGCGAGCGTAACTTTTTGTAACATCCTGATATTCGATCAGTGCCGCTACCGTGCGGCTTCGATAATGCTCCCCACATCGCACAGAGGTAACACATGGCAGAGATCACTTCAGCTCAACAGATTCGAATGAACTTGCTTGCAATGCTGGGCTATGACACAGCCGCAGCGAAAGAAGCCATTCAATTCGTACAGGACGACGATCTCAAGTATCAAATGTTCGTCCAGCAATACAACCGCGTCACAACTGAGAACACCTACGTGGCAAAGGCCATGAAGGCAATTCAGGAGTCTACTGAAGCATTGACGCTGTTTGATACCGCGACTGAACTGCCCAGTTAATGAACTCATCACAAAGGCCGCCAGCTATCTGGTGGCTTTTTTAATGGCTTCAACCACAGGAAAAGACCATGGCAAAACCGGACTGGGGCGAGCTTCAGCAACGGTTCCTGTCCGATCATGCCGCAACCGGCGTATCACCGAAGGATTGGTGTGAAGCGCAGGGACTGAATTACGCTACTGCCCGCCGATACATCAAGAAACCCACTGCGCAAACTGCGCAAAAACCTGCGCAGAAGAAACTGCGCACTGCGCAAAAGGAAAAGTGCGCAGAAGAGCTGGTGGATGATGATGGCCTCACCGATCAGCAACGTTTATTTGTCGCAGAATACCTGAAGGACCACAACGCCACGCAGGCCGCTATCCGTGCCGGGTACAGCAAGAAGACTGCTGAACAAATTGGCTATCAGCTGCTTCAGAAAACTTCAGTTGCGCAGGCCATTGCGCAGCAGCAGAAAGCATCCATTGTGCGCACGCTTGGCAGCGCGGATGAAGTGCTTGAGCAGATGTGGCGCCTGGCAACGTTCGACGCCAACCAGCTTTCTCAGTATCGCCGCGGGAGCTGCCGTTACTGCTGGGGCTTCGGTCACCAGTATCAATGGCGCGATGCGGTTGAGTACGAAGAGAAGCGACTCGAAGCGCTTGAGCGTAAACGCCGGGAACCTTTGGATGATGGCGGCTACGGCTACAACCACAAGCGCGAGCCCAACCCTCATTGCCCCCGTTGTAATGGTGACGGTATCGGACAACCCTTCTTTGCCGATACCACGAAGTTGCCATCAGATGCTGCGCTTGCCTATTCCGGCGTTAAGCTCGGGAAGAATGGTGTGGAGATAACCGCTATCAGCCGCGAACGAATGTTCGAGGCGGTGATGAAGCGTCTCGGACTGGCTGATAGTGAATTCGCCCAGCGTCTACAGCAGATTGAAATCGAGCGCCGGCAGCTGGAGATCGACAAGCTCCGTAAAGAGCTGGCCGCTGACCCGGAAGATGACGAACCAACGCCAGTTGCGATCAATATCAACGTAGTCGATGCGCGAGTGAGGGAAGAGGATGGCGATAGCACCGACGCTTAATATCCCTCAGGCCAAATTCCTTGCAATGCAGTACAAATTTAAGGCCTATGTCGCCGGCTTCGGTTCCGGTAAGACGTGGGTCGGTTGTGGTGGTATCTGCAAAGGGATGTGGGAACACCCAAAAATCAACCAGGGTTACTTTGCGCCAACGTATCCGCAGATCCGTGACATCTTTTATCCCACTGTTGAGGAGGTGGCCCACGACTGGGGGCTGAATGTCAAAATCAATGAGGGAAACAAAGAGGTTCACTTCTACGCTGGGCGCCAGTACCGAGGAACGACGATTTGCCGCTCGATGGAGAAACCGCAAACCATCGTTGGTTTTAAAATCGGTAATGCGCTGATTGATGAGCTGGACGTAATGCCCGCCAAAAAGGCGCAGTTAGCCTGGCGAAAAATCATTGCCCGTATGCGTTACAAGGTGCCCGGCCTGCGTAACGGAATTGACGTCACCACGACGCCGGAAGGGTTTAAATTTGTTTATCAGCAGTTCGCAAAGGCTGTACGCGATAAGCCTTCGCTCTCAACGTTGTACGGTCTGGTGCAGGCCTCAACGTTCGACAACGAAAAGAATCTGCCGCCGGACTATATTCCGTCGCTAATGGAGTCATACCCGCCGGAGCTGATCAAGGCTTATCTCCGTGGCCAGTTCACCAACCTTACCAGCGGGACGATTTACCATCAGTTTGACCGTAAGCTGAATAACTGCAGTGAGGAAGAACAACCCGGTGAGCCGCTGTATATCGGCATGGATTTCAACGTCGGGAAGATGGCCGGGATTGTTCATGTATTACGTCTGGGGCTTCCATTTGCGGTTAATGAAATCGTGAAGGCTTACGACACCCCTGACATGATCCGCATCATCAAAGAACGGTTCTGGCTCTACGACGGCAACGATTATCGCAAAATTCGGGAAATTTATATTTACCCGGACGCTTCCGGCGATTCCCGCAAATCCAGC